GAGCGCCGTGTCTGCGTCCGATTCGAGGCCCACGATGGCAAGCCGTTGCTCTTCCGTCGGCCCCGCCAACTCGACCTCTTTGAAGTTGCGATCGAGGTTGTCCATGTTCACGAGCGCGACTTCACCGTCCGGCGTGTCGAGGATCGTGTCGGAGAGCGTCGGGTCCTTGTCTGACGCAAGACCGATCTTCTTCCGCGCGCGGTGCGCCTTGAGATACGCCTTCTTCGCCGCGTTGAGTTCTCTGTTGTGCGCCTCGATCGCAGTCAACGGCCCGAGCGGGTAGAGCTTCCCCGGCACCTTGTAGGCACCCAGGATCGAGTAAGGCCCCCACGCCGGACCATAGAAGGGCCGGGCCTTGCGGATGAACGCGATCGTTCGATCGGTCCCGTCCGCGCCCGACGCAGCAACGTCAACGATCGTTCCCTTGAAGAGCCGGCGCTTCTCCTCGGGCATCTTCGCAACGTCCTCGTGCTCCCACTCGGCGATCCAGCATTGATAGCCGACGACCTCATCCCGCTGCGGCGCGTTGTCCGCCGTCTTGTCGCGGCCGAGCTTCTCAACGCCGACGTTCGCGCCGAGCTTCTCGATCGCCTCGACATCCCAGCCCTTGTCCGGGCTCTCTTTCGCTTCCTTGAGGATGTCCTCGCGGTCCCGGACCCACATGTGGAAGAGGATGCGCGCGTCGCGCCAGTTCGTAGCGAAGGGATCCGCCCCGAACCTGCGCGGATCGAGCTGGTTCACAACCGGGCGCTTCCTCGGATCCTTGCCCGTCGGGTCCTGATCCTTCGAGGGCTCCATCTCAGTCAGCAAGACGCCGAACGCGAAGAGGAAGTCCGTAGCGACCAGCTCAAGCGCCTCTTGCAAGTCCGTATCGACAGCCCAGCGGTCGAGCGCGTGCTTGAAGACCTGATCGACAAGCGAGTTCTGGATCCCGCGCTTGCTCTTTACTTCGAAGCTCGGGTTGTCCCACGCGATCGTCGGCAAGACGAGCGAGATGTACTCGTAAGCGAGCGGGGCCGGGTCGTAGTCCGTGACGGCGCTCTGCGGGTTTCCGTCGTACCAAGGCCCGTGATAGCGGCGCACTTGGTCGGCTACCGATTCGAAGTGCTTCTTGCGCAGGGCTTCGCCCGCCTCGACAAGCTCAAAGACCTTCTTCGGAGTGCGGTCGATCATCGCGCGTGCCTCCGAACACGTCGGTACTCTTCCTCGTGGCGCAGCGTGTGGCCGAGCGTGCCGGGGACGAACTTTGGCACGACAACATCGGGCGCAGGGGCCTTGCGCCAGTTCTCGGCGCAGGCGTAGCGCAGCTCATCGCAGCCGTGATCGGGCACGTCAGGGTCGGTGCGATCGTCGAGCACTTCGCCGTGGGCATCGCGCGCGAACGTGTAGCCGGGGATCTCCTCCTCGGTGCATGTCGGCTGCCCCTCTGAGATGAGTTCCTGATCGGGACCGAAGCGGTGCGCGTTCTTCAAGAAGCGCAGGCGCGGCGTGCCAGTCTCGTCCTTCTCAAATCCCCAGCGCACGAGGTCGATGCCGCCAAGGTCGCCCGTGGTGCTCGATGAGCGCTTGTTGTTCGCGGGCCCGGCGAGCATCGGACGGCCCTTCAAGCGCAGGTGATCGTTCAAGAGCGCAATGGCATCGGGCCGGCTCGGATCGCACATGATGCGCGAGAGGCCGAATTCCTCGTCCAGCTCGCACGCGCGCTCGGCCCACCACTCGAGGCTCTGCTTGACGCGGTAAATCTGTGCGACGCGGATCAATCGTTTGTCTCCATCGCGTCCGTAGATCGAGAGCGAGCCAGGAGCCGTAAAGCCCCAGTCCATCGCGGCCAGGTAGTCCTTGATCCCGAGAGCCGAGTAGTCCGGGAATCCGTCGGGCTTCTTCGGCGGCTCGATGACGTGCGTTGCGTCGTCGAAGTTCTCCCAAACCGTGCCCTCGGCACCAGCCCAGAGGCCGAGAACGTGGCGCTTGTGCTGGACGCCCGTGTAGCGCGAGAGGCTCGCCATGTACGCCTTCCCCTCCGGCGTCCACGTCTGCGTGTCCTCGTTCCACCACTTGGGGTTGTCCTTGTGCGTCGTCACTACCCGGCGCATCTCGCCCTTGATCGCGGCGAGGTTCGCCCAATGCTTGGGCGGGCCGGGGTTCGTGAGCCCGACGAAGAGCTGCCAGGGGATCGTGCCCGTGAACTTGCGCAGCGCGCCGAGGAAGCCCTGGACTTGGCCCCAAGTCAGTTCCTCAAGCTCCTCCATGAGCGTTACGTCCACGTTCGCGCCCTGGTGCTTGGACGGTCGATCGAGGCCGAGGAGGACGAAGGCGGAGCCGTTCGGAAGCGTGTACTCGGTGCGGTTGGTTGCCTTCGCGTCGCCGATCACGGCGGCGCGCATGTCGGGCGGGACCACTTCCGTCTCGAATGTCTTGCACCACGTATCCGCGAGGTCCGCGCGCGTCTTGCGCACCACAAGAATCTGCATCCCCGCGAAGTGGCGCGCGCAGTTGAAAAGAAACGTGGTGAAGTTGCGCGACTTGGCGCTGCCTCTCGGCCCTTCAATGACGGCCTGTATGACCTTGCGCTCGCCCTTGTAGTTCCGAAGATCCTGGAGGAACGCGAGCATCTGCCCGCGCGGCTCAAGCTTCGTCGGGGCTGCGAGTTCGGCTACTGCCACGCCTCGACTCCACCGATCTCCGTAGGCGCGCTCGTTTCAACCGAGACCGTCTGCTTGGGCTTGCCCTCGACGTACTCCAGAAGCAGGCTCAAATCGCCACGGTCGATTTCCGCACGATCGAGCCAGCCGTCGGTGATCTTTGAAAGGCGCTCGGGGTTCTCGCGCAGCTTCTTCCGAGCCTGGCCCGAGATGAGGCCGCCTTTTCTCCCAAAGAGCGCCGCCGTCTCCGAGGTGAATTGATGCTCGACGGGCGGAATGACCCCGTTGACGGGTGAAGGCCTCGCCGCTTGCGGCGAATTGCTCGCCGCTTCGTGTCCGTTCCCCTCGATCAATCAGCGCACCTTTCGGCTCGACAGCCCTCGGAACATCTTCACGTGGTTGAACTCCTTCGCCACGGTCTTGCTCGGACACTTGCCGCGCATCTTGCTCGGGTTGTGGAGACAGCCCTGCATGTAGCGGGCTTGCTTAGCTGACGTTGCCGGCATCGCGCTTCTCCTTGTATGCGATCACGTTTTCAAGGTACTCGATGAGATTGCGTAGGCGCTCCGCATCGTTGTAGGCCAGACCAAGAATTAGGTTGCAGTTGTGGCACAACACCCCACGGATGAACCCTGTATCGTGTTCGTGGTCGATGCAATGCTTGCGTCGCGCCGTCGGGAGCGAGCCGCAGGCATGGCACTCCAGCCGCACCTCACGCATCGACATCCGTGCCGCCTCGTCGGTCAAACCATAGACGTACTTGATTCTGGCCAACTCAAACTGCTCCGGATTAGCCCGGCGATACTTGCGGTGGTACTCAAGGTACTTGTCGTGGCTGGGCCAGCCCTGCTGCGTCTTCGCCGGCACTAGCGCACCTCCAGTATCGCCTTGTTCTTCTTGACGCCCTTGACGCGCACGCGCAAAGGCTTCTTGTCCATGACGATCGTGACCTCGGATCCGATGGCGTCGATCATCCACTTCTGCTGCTCTTCGGTGAGGTTGTGGCAGTAGATCCGTTCCCCCTGGACGTGCATGTCGATCGGCGTCGGATCCCGATAGGGCATCGGCTCTGTCACGGAGGCACAACCATCCCGAAGTTCGCTTGGAAGAACGCGCAGACCGGAGCCGCCGTCCAGGTGTCAACCCATGAGACTTTCGAGTTGAGCCGCGCTTGAGCGAAGAAGTGCGCTACCGTTCCCGCGCCGCCTACCGACAAGTCGTACTCGGGGAGGCCGCTGGCCGGGTCGGGGTATTGGTCCGCTCCCCCACCTGGCGTGATCTCGACATATCGGCTGGTGCTGTCCCCGACGAGCGCCATGTAGGCGTCGAACTTGTAGGACGTGCCCCGGATCTTGAACATGTTGTCCGCTGTCTGATTGTCGTTCTTCCGGTGGATCCGGTTGTGGTCCGAATGGATCTCCGGCGGCACGTTGATCGTCGTCGTTACGAAGTCGATGATCGGGAACGCTTGGTCAGCGGCGAGCGCGCTTTGCAGGTCGTTGTAGCTGAACGCGATCTCTTCGAGCGGGTAGCCCTGCGGGCTTTGCTGCGTTGTGTACCAACCGACGAGCGATTGCCTACCGATGCATGACCAGTCATAGATGATGTTGTGGTCGAAGGTCACGTGGTGCATCCCGTTCGGGTTGCCGTGGCCGTTGTCGAAGTTCAACAGGAGCGGCATCACGTTGAATCGCGTCCTGTCGCCCGTGACGTTGTGCGCGATGATGTTGTAGGTGACGACGGCGGGGTTGATCGCTGACCCCACGACGTTGCCCATGCTGATTCCGGTCCCGCGTCCGTCGTCGGGGCCGCTGCCGATGTTGTTGCCGTCGATGATGACGTTGCCCTTGATGAGCCCGTTTACACCGCCCGTCTCCGGTTCGTTTCCTGATCCGAACTGGAGGTTGATCGCGTTCTTATAGAAGAAGTTTCCGAGGAGATCGCCGCCGGGACGAAGCTGGATTCCATCCGAGCGACTGACGAGGTTCTGTCGGAAGACAAGGCCCGTGCAAGCGTTCTGGATGTAGACGTTTCTGCGGAACTGGCTCGGATCGCCTTGGCCCGTGAACTCTGACCATCCGTTGCAGTCGATGCAGTTCTGCTCGATCAAGGCCCCGTCCGTGTCGGACATGTAGAGCCCTTGAGAGCCGAGGCCGTTCGCTCCTGAACGGAAGTTGTCCGCGATGATGTTCCGACGAACGATCACGCGCGAGAGCCGTCCTGCTCCTCCGTGGCCGTCGCTGCCGAAGATGAGGCCGGCCGTCAGGCGGTGGAAGTAGCATCCTTCGACGAGGATGTCGGGGCCGCCGCCGTAGAACTGGACGCCGCGCATCTCGACCGTGCCGTCATAGGCCGTGCTCGTGAACTCGATGTTCACGATGGCGAGGTTGCCGACATAGTGACCGTTTGACTGCTGGTTCCACGTCTGCATACACGCCACTTCGTAGGGCGGGCTGCCGTGGTAGGTGCTGTCGATTTTTGCCCGCGCGCCGAACGTGGTCAGCGCCGCGTTGCCTGGCGTGTAGGTTGAAATCAGGATCTTCTCGGAAGCCGAGTAGCCCGCTTGCCTCCAATAGTCGCTGTTGGGCGTTCCGTCGCTGAGGTGGCCCGTGAACGTGTCACCTGATTTCAGGAGGAGCCAGTCCGGGAATCCGTCGCGGATGAGCGCGCACGCGGCTGAGAGCGTGAGCTTCGGGTGCGTGTCGTCGAGCCCTGAGTTTCCGTCGTTCCCTGTCGAGCTTGAGCAATAGACCTTGCGCGTATCGTGATCCGTTCCGCTCGTCGCCGTGAAAGTCGTCCAGCCCGTTGAGCCGGTGCCGGCGGGGTCGATTTGCAGAAGCGTGGTCGTCGTGTGGACGAGCAGGCCGCTTGTCCCCGTGATCGTGAGCGTTGCAATGACCGGCCCGCCCGATGCGGCACCTACGATCGTGTCAATCGTCAGCGTCGCCGTGTTGCCGACGATCACCGAGGGCGGATTGATCGAGTAGGTGACTCCGAGTAGCGGCGGACCGACCGTGTAGGAGATCGTGCCCGTGAAGCCCG